AGCGAAGCGGATAGCCACTACGGAGGGCAAAGTATCTGGGGACAAATAGACGCGCTCGCAAGCCGATACGGATGGACGTTCGACTACATTTTATGGGAAATATCTTGGGCTAATGCCCAATTGATGATGAAGGATTCCCTTAAAACGGATTATAAAAGCAAGACGGATAATCCTGGTCAAAATAATAATTCATCCATCCCTGATGTGATAGATGTAAACGACCCGCAATCAATGAATTTATTCCTTCGGATGGCCGGAGGCAAATAAAATAGAACGGAAATACTATGATAGACCTAACAGCAGTCATCGACAATGAAGAGGCGATTCGTAAATTCAGAGAACTTCGGAATATAGCGAGAAACGCAACAACAAGTGTTGTAACAGATGCAGACCGCATGGACTATGCGATGCA